CCACCCGATCAAGAAGCTCATTGCGAGCGGCCCAATACTCATCGCGATTGCTATCAGACAAACCGCTACCAACATTAACACGAATAGTTCTGTCATTGTCAACTCCTTCACATATTATAGCACCCAGTCGGCCTAGATTGCGACCAGTACCTTCCTCAAAACCCACAATATTCAAATCCACTGTGATTGTGGGTTTCCATTTCATCCAAAAGTCTGAACGTTTGCACTCGTAGGGTGCATCCATGCTCTTGATCATGATGCCCTCGTAACCTTCTTCCACCGAAGCTTCGGCAAAACGGCGCATGACATCATGTCCTTCTGCTGTGTCCAAGTCCACATCCATACCAGGCATCACACGCACACAACCGTTTTCTGGTAACATTGCTTGAGCACGTTTCAAAAGGTCAATGCGTTTGTGTTGCTGTAGGTTACAGAAGCCGTCTCGGAACTCCGTTAGTGGAAGAATGTCAAACACATGATAAACCATGTCTACAGTTTTGGCATCTCGTTTGCGTTGTGCTTGTTTCATCAAGTCTTGAAAATTCTTGCCCACGATCTCGCCATCCAACACAAACTGTCCACCAAAAGCAGAATCACGCTGAAATGCTTTGCGATGTTCTTCAACGAAGTCTGCAATCTGTGGAAAGTTCTCAAACTCTTTGCCATTACGGCTGTACAATGTACAAGCAGATCCATTTACAACTGCCAACACACGCACACCATCTAGTTTGACTTCCAGGCGTTTGATGCCTCGGAGCTTTTTAGGTTGATCTGTAGAGTCCTGTGCTAGTTGACAACTGAACACAGGAATCTTCCATTCAGTTTTGCCCAGTACTTTGTTTAGAGTTTTCTCTGAGATACCGCATCTCAAGTCCTTGATCAACACTCGGCGAGCCAAGTTATTCCACTCGTCTGAGTCAAACATTTGACTGCAAGTTTCAATTGCCTCTCTTGCACGATTGCCAGTGATGCTACGAGTGCGTAGGCTTTCTAACAAGGCCCAAAATCCTGGCCAATGATTTGGTTGGCCAGTCAAACCTTCAGTCTCAGGCACTTGCCGGATGCCAAACACATAGAAAGGATTGTAGGCTTGATAGCAGTTGAACAAGAAAGCCTGTGCGTCAGCACTGCCTAGTTTGGATGCCATCAGGGCCTTTTCGATTGTTTTTTCTTTGTGTATGCGGCTGTCTGAGCTTTCGAGATCGCGGATCCAACCTGCTGCCATTATACCCGAGAACCTTGGGTCAGAGAAGTTTGTTTCATTCATATATTTAATCCGTTACCATGAACTATTATAAAACACTTTAAGTCCCATGAACAACTCTGCTCGAGCATTCTTGATGAACTCAAGATCTTCTTTACGATAGTGATCGTCGGCGTCGTTGCCAAAAAAGAATCCCGATGTACCAGGCAAGGTACCAGCAATGACATCAAGCTCTAGTCGTTCAAGATCATCATAGGTTAGTTCTAGTTCATCGCCATTGAAGTCACCCGAGTTGCCTTGACTTTCCCACAACTGTTGCATCCATCCATGCAGGTTAGGATGCTTACGCCAGTAGGCAATTTCACGTGGCTTACTTACACTAGAGGTAAGTTCTTTTGTTTCATTGTCCCAATTGGCATCGTCATAATACTCTCGTTGTTGGCCTGCACGAGTGGCCACGTATGCATACATATCAAGACCCACGTCTGACTCCTTTTTGATACTGGTACTCACGTTTAAGCCACCATTTGTATTTTGCAAAATATTCCGGCATGGTCATTCTGGGCTGACCCCAGCCGTCATTCTCTTCACAATTGTCTCGCCATACATCAGCGAGCCAGATGCGAAACGGCTTGATGGTCATGCCGCCTCCAGCATGTTGGCCGGTACATTGAACGTGCCACCAGGTGTGCTAACTAGCACAAATTTGATTTTGACTTTGCGCACAGTGCCAACGTATGTTAGGCCGTTGCGATTGCTGGTGAACTTGACAGAGTCACCAACGGAAAAACTACGTTTCTTTTGTTGGGCGAGTTGCGCACGGGCAAACTTCACAGCATCAATCACCGTAGACAGTTCGTCGTTGGTGAGATTACCGAACATGATAGCAGAGTTAATTTCTTTGACGTTCATCTTGGGCTCCTTATTAATTACAATACAAGTATTATAGCAGTTTGAGAATTGTCGGTCAACTTAAATTAAACCCAGCTCTCTACCATTGTTACGGGCTTTTTGAGCACTCGGTTTACAAACGTCTCGGGCGTGTCGTCAGTGCGTACTAACACAAAGCCCATGCTCTCTACCAAGTCTGCTTCCTGTACTTCCAGTTCCAAGCCTGCGGCCTCTAATGCCAAGTTCATTTTGGTAAGGGCATACTTAACGCCTGCTTCAAATGCCGCATACTCGCTGTCGGCAGTGTCTTCAAAGTCGAACTCTTTCTCCATAACCTCTACATACTCCTGTCCATCTGCTACAATGAACTTGCCAATTTTCTTCCACTGCTTCTGGTCTTCACAGTCAAAGTGGTCACAAGCTTCGTTAAGGTCAAAATTTGCAAATTTGTCATAATTTACTTTAGTCATTTGGGTCGCTCCTTTTAGTTACTATACAAGTATTATAGCAGAATGGGAATTATTGGTCAACCGAATTCGTACATGTGTTGAGACATGCTAGGATCTAGTTTAACAAGATCTCGGGCGGCCGCTGTGAGTTCACGATAGCGACGGTTAACTTCTGCACGTGGCAATTCACCATCGCATGAAAGATTCTCGGGACTTAGGTCCGAATCAATCATTTCAGCCACACGTTTACGACCTGCGGCAGTTTGAATTTCATACACGGGTTCTGTACGCTGACCGCGGAACAAGGCGGCATAACGGTTTTTGTTGTCAATAAAAGTGGTAAGTGCTCGCATCGCTAACTCCTTTTTAATTACTATACAAGTATTATAGCAAAATGGGATTTATTGGTCAACCAAAAAAATGTGGCAAAAAAGCCACATTTTTGAGTGATTTTTTAGGCTACATCGCCCCGCCACCACCACCACCACCACCTCCGTCACCTCCGTCACCACCGTCACCACCGTCACCTCCGTCAGCGTCGGCAGAAGCATCTGCGTCAGCATCCGCATCTGCAGTAGCATCATCGCTAGTGAAGCCGCCCGGTGACGTATCACCGTCCATTACTAGGAATGTTTTCGATACAGGTGCTATTCCTGGAAATATAACTGTGAACGGCCAAGTTCCGCTTGCTAACGCTGTTCCAGTTACTACATCTCTACCATTGGCATCGGTTGTGCTTGTGCCAGAGGCCCAAGGCAACACATATGAATAGGTTGTTGAAGGTGGTCCAACCACTGCCAACTGCAACAATTGGCTAACATATACCGAATCAACGTTAGCATCAGCTGATCCTGGAGTACTGATAATACCTGGGAACCATCCTTGTTGTTCTACAACAGCCACTACCACTGTGGGTGCAGACACAATTGGAATGGCTCCCGTCGCAGAGCCAAATGTTGGATTAATGGTTGGTTGGCCAGCAGTGAATGTCATAGTGGCTAGGCCAACTTGTCCAATGTAAAAACTAGGAACTTTGTAAAATAATCCACCATAGTTTGAAGCACCGTCACCGGCAAAAGTGCCTGGGTATCCTGGAGGATTAGGATAAGCAGTACCATCGATGTTGTTGTCTAAGAAGATAATAGTAGGATCAAATCCATCTAACCCAACACTGGGTCGAATTCTTAAATTTACCCAAAAATCAGTATTGACCAATAGTTGAGTTGCTGGTAACTCAGGGTCATAGCCCAATGGCATAGAATCATCATTTGCATAAAAACCCAGAACTTGCACTACCACTTCAGGTGGAGTTATTGGTTCATCTAGCACTTTTTCTCTTGCTTCGGTGCCGCATGAATAGTCTGTAGAGTTTGCATTGCCAGGAACTTGATATATGGCAACTGGTGGCAATGCTTGTGGTGGCAATGTGTTGTTCACAAGTGTTGCTTGATTTTCTGCTCCACGAGAATTGAGATATCGCACAGTACCACGAGTGGCTGGTTCTACTGATGCCACTATGGCTGCAGGAATTCCCGCAGAATATTCTTGATTTTCTGGCCACACACTTGGCACAATGTTATCGTGTTTGATACTCATGTTTTGTCCATCAGTGCGTTGTTGCGACCTTCTCGCAGTGATCCAAGAATAGCTTGACCAGCTTGTGTTGCGGCATCTGCCACAGACGAAAGATAACTGCTCTGCCCGCCAATTTGAGTGTCTAGTCCTGCTGATGCCAGACCACTCATAAAACTTATAGTAGATTGTTGGCTGCCTGATGTTAGATCAGCAAATACCAATCCTGCTTTGGTTTGATTGGTGTATTCATAAACATATTGTTCGCATATGGCGTTGGTACTGTTGTTTAACGATGTGGTAGCAGAAGGATATGTGGAAATCAAACTTGCTATCAAGGTATCGGCTGCCGGTATGAGTCCTGACGTAAAGGCATCGTTACCGCTGCCATATGTGCCGGCAGCAGGACCGCTTGG